TTGTTGTTGCACCACAACAACTTTAGGTTTACGTGTAGCTTTCGCACCTTTCCCACGTCTAGATCGGTTTTTCTTGTTTGCCATAGGCTGAGACATTTGTCTTTTATCGAGCTTGATTAATCTTTCTTGAACTTCTCGATAATATGAGCGCAAAGCACTTTTAGTCAAATCAAAAGCAAAGCTCCGGGGGTACAAAACCTCACCCATTTCAGAACTCTGGGGGTACAAAACCTCTCCCATGTAAAGACTCTCTAAGCGATGGTCACTAAGAATGGCTGATTTAGCCTGAATCCAATCCTCGTCATTGTAACAAATGTCATCGAAATGTTCAAACATCCATGCTATAAATTCCCGGCAAAACCGTCGGAACTGAGTATCGGTCCATCCGTTTTGCAGCAAAGCTGCAGCCCTTAACAGCGTGTATGCTGGAGATTGGGACTTGGTCTCAGAATAAAGTAGACTTGTCATCAATTTTGTTCGATCATAAATTGGTATAGCCATTCCTTTATAGAGAAGAGTTTTTGCAGAGAGAAAATCTAAGTCAATTGCTCGACGCGGTTCCAACGAATCCGTTGTAGTAACTACGCCAATATCCTTCCAAACATCAATCACTGATTTTCCATTATAAAACTTGTGAGCTCCATCGCTCACAGTCCAAGTGTTGTCATCACCCACCAAAATTTTTGATGTATTAATTTCAAAATCGGTGTACAACATATCAACTCCATCATCTTCAGTTGCATAATCACAGAGCATTACCCAAGCATAAGCCATGAGCGCATAAAGAATCAATGTATTGTCATTGATTGTGTTACAGGAGCCTGAAGGATTTCCAGCAAGCTTCATAACTATAACACCTTCTGGTGAAATTACAAGCGAATTGATGAGATTACGATAATAAACTTTTACTCTTTGCAAATTTTCAGGAGTTTTATCCTCCTCGCGATATTGATTCCATCGCATACGGGCACAACCCCACATCATATATGCTCTAAGAGATGAATCGTATTCACTCTCATCTAACGCATAACCGTGGCGGAAAATGTTCAATTTCTGATACAGCTTTTCCCAATTGCCCTTCATTGGACTCATTCCAACGCCTGAAGCGCTACGAAGATATCCAGCATTCATCTTCTCATTCATATCAGAAAACAGTCGGTTACCATGAACGGTTCCATCAACTGCCCCAGCTGTAAACGTACGAATCTTATTCTGTCGCGTCTTTTCTGCTGGTCTGACCTCCTCTTTTAGAGAATTAGTAAAGCAAAACGAATATTCGTTATCTTTAAGATTTTCCCAATCCTTTTCAAAGAAATCCATGATTTCAGGATCATTTTCAAAGAGATCTCTCTTCTTTGGAAATTCAATATTGAAAGGAAAACCCGTTGATGTGGTTTTGTCCAAATCATCAACTACTTCTCTAACTGTCTTAATTCGTGCACCCTGCATATATGGACCAAAATGTTGATCCGTCATTTCCCAGGCTTTATTCATCGCTATGATCTGCTTTCGAGTCATTGGTAAAACATCCTTGGAATATTTAGACATAGATTTATATGCTGCCTCTTGATTGGGCACGGGGAGTCCCCACTCTGGCTGTTCATCGATATTGTGTTCATCGAGATATGCTTTCACATAAGTGTCAACAGAGCGTTTATTTTTATACCGGGGGAACCGGTGGACGCCAGCTACTATCGGGAAATATTCTTCCTTAAGCCACTGTTCATGTTCTTGCGTCACATGTGCTTCCTCATTAAATACTGAGGCCCCATCCTTCATCTTGTATCGAGAAGGATACCGTTCCCAGAACGGCCTCTCAATCAGATCTTCTGGCAGAGGGGGCGAGATTGAAAATCCAATCCTGTCAAAGTCACATCTTCGCTGTTATTAGAGAAAATCTCAATAATCTCAGCGGTTATAGGTTCAAAACGTCCGAATGTTTGTCCATTTCCATGGGTCCAAAATCCAACGATGCAACCATCTTCGTCAAGTACAGGTGCAGTGCAATCTCCAGGTCGAGTTTTTGCATTACACCATCCTAAAGGACTGGCGAAACCAACAATAGCGTCAGGTGTCGAGCCAGTTCCAGAACCGAAACCATAAATGGTAACAATTTGAGCAACTTTTAATTCTTTCAAATGTCGTTTCTGAAATATTGACTTGCCGGTTTGACACGGGAAGAAACCCAATTCATCATTCAAAAGTTGGAACTTAGATAAATCCAATTTGAGTGAATTGACATGATTTCTTGCTGTGAAATACCCTTCCATGGATTCATCAATCACATGGTTAACGACAATCATCCTGCCTGAAACAAGTGTGCCGGAACATACATATTGTTCTCGGGTGTTGTAAATTCGGTAAACTCCTGCTGCTTTTTCACTAGGAGACCAACTTTGTTTTCTGAGTTTCTCAACTTCAGAATTAAGTTTGGATTTAGCTTCAGTAAGGAACTTCTCCATATCGACTCGGCGACATCTATAAGTCCGCTTCTTACTGGCATAAATAATGTTTTTAATTTTGGCATCATTGCGCATTTCAGGCATAGCGGGCTTCTTGGTTCCACTATTACTTTGCGCATGCAAATTGTGACGGCGACCATAATAAAAATCTCCTTCGTCAGCTCCAAATTCCTCAAATTGGGAATAAAAATCATCATTCAAATCAGGTTCATCGAATTCTTGGAAAACTATCTCTTGTTCTGGTTCTCCACTTGGTTTTTGGAATGCAACTCCGCCACGTCTGACATGTTTGCCAGCTCCTCTACGG